CGGAGCAACCCCGCTGGCCGACAATGCGTTGCGTGGCGCCCGGCAAGTGCTGCTAGCCTTCAAGCTGGCTCTGCTCAGCCGCTCTGAACCCGCTGACGGGCCAGACGGGCATTCCGACTGACGATCTCCTGCCAGCGCTGGGCAGCGAGCCTCACAAAGCCATAACGGGCTTCCATGCGCGGCGCGTAGCTGGCGCCGTAGGTCGCATAGATTGTCTGCCCCAGCCTTGCCCCTGCGATCACCAGCGCGACGGGCGATGCCTCATAGGCGACACTCCCGGCACTCGGCGGTCTAAACATCATCGCCGGTCGTGGCTCGTTGATCGAAGCCTGCAAACTGGCCCTGAGAAACCCGGTGTCGACCGGCATGTGCCCTGTCCCGAAACTGTCGGGATTGGCGACAGATGGGCCGACCTCCTGCATTTCCGCTATGACGTCCTGAGCGGACATCCTGAACACGGCCTCTAGACGGGCTTCACTCTTCGCGACCCAGGCATCAACTGCGGCGCTGAACGATCTCTGGGCCATCAGGTCAGGCCAGCAAGGAAGTCGATCCGGGTCTCTAAGTAGCACCTGCAGTTCGCCGTCTCGGCCGCGCCGCCGCTCGGATCGCCGGGATACGCAAGCCCGTTGGCGAACACATCGTTCAATCCAACGCTCTGCCGGTCCTGCGCCGCGTGGCTATCGCGCACCTTCGGGTCGCGGGCGGTGTGCCAAACCTTGGTCACCGTATCGGCCCTCACCGCGCCGCTGTCGATTGCCTGCTGCATCGCCTCGATACCCGACTGGTTCAGCGCCGCCATGGTTTCGGTGCGGGCGATGGTTTCGCCACGTAGCTGCAAATATCTGTCCGAGAGCCGGCCGGTGATCTTGGCCACCATGCCGGAAGGCACCGCGGCACCGTCGCGGATGGCTTTGGCCACGGTCGCGTCAAAGCGATGATCCCGCTTGCCGAGTCCCATGTAGGCCCGCATACCCTCCACGTCGCCTGAGAGCAGCGCGGCCCGCGCCTTCTGCACCGTCGCGCTCAACTGGCTGGTAAGCCCCACAAGTCCACCCTCACGCCTGCCGGTCACCCGGTTCATGCGCCCGATGATGTCGAGCGCCACCGACCGTGGATTGCGCCCCGCCGCCATCCCCTCGACAAGAGCAGCGCGAATTACGGCCCGCTGGTCATCCGTGATGCGCGTGATCAGCGTCGACGAATGCAGCCGTAGCCAGTTCTCAGCCCTGATGTTGCGGGCATCCCAGCGGACGAGTAGACGCGAACCGGATGGCTCCCTGAGCTTCGGCAGCGCCCCGATGGTCGAGGCCCCGCCAGCATCGAAGGCGTCGGCAATGGCCCTGTCCAGTGTGCGGAACGCGGCCGGGTCAAGGTGCACCGCATCAATGGCGCCGGCAATGTCGCCCCGCTCCAGCCGTTCGACGATGCGGCCCAGTTCGGCCCGGTTGGTGATGTCGCGCACTGCCTCGAGGAAGGCCAGTTGCAGCACGGGTTCGAACTTGGCCGTCAGTTCCTCGATGCGGCTGCGGTTGGAAGGGCGGCGGGCCATGTCAGCCTAGCCACCCCCACCTCTTGCCGCTCAGGACACTGGTCACCGTCACCCTCGACACGCCAAACATCTTGCCGATCTCCCGCTGCAACATCGTCCCGGCCAAACGTCGAATTTCGCGCACATCGGCTTCCGTCAATTTGGCGCCCGGCTGCCGTTGCCCGCGCGTCGCGCGACCGTGAGCCAGCATGTCCGCATGGTTCTCAGACGACGTGGCCCATCGAAGATGCCGCGGGGCGACGCAGCCACTTTGACCGTTTCCACACGAATGGGCGACCTCGTGCTCTCGCGTCGGAGCGGCGCCGTGCGCCGCCTCACAAACGATGCGATGCACTCGTTCCTTCTTAGTACCCACAGCCACGTAGGCGTAGCCAGTAGCTTGCCGATTGAACGGCCAGATAAGGCACTCATCCGAGTTGTGCGTCAGCACAACCGTTTCCAGAAATGCAGTCGCCTCTCCGTTGGCACGGCGATCCCTGCGGTTCACGTCCTTATGTCGGCGCCATCTGGCATGGTGCATTTGGCACATGCCTCTTCCGAACACGGGCCTCAGACATTCTGCTACCGAGCAGGCACCTCCCCGAGAGGATTTGGAGGGGCCGCCAGCCAGTGGATCGCCGTGTCTTTGCCATCGCTTGTAATGCGCATCGCACCAGCCGCGCCTTGAAGCGCTCTTGCCGCAGTCAGGGATGGAACATATACGTCCGTCAGCCACTCGAACCTCCAACGTTCGGGCTTGGTTAGGGCCGCTGAGCGTGTTGCAAGCACCTCGGCGGCTCGTTTTCTTTCTACCACAAAACTTAGCCGGCGACGAATATTTTGTAGGCCACAGCTACGCCAGCAGCGGGAAGCTGGATGATCTTTTTGATCGCCTTGGCTACCCCGTCCATTGTGATCGTATCAGTCATGACGGGAGCCACAGGTGGGACGGCTGACGTGATCACTAGGTCGGACATTACGATCGTTGTCCCGTCGATGAACTTGGCATTAGCCTGGTCGACCGTGACCGCCGCCACCGTCGCGTCCAACGTGTAAGTCGTCGTCGTCGCCTCACCCGGAAGCCACGGCGTGGCCGGATCGGGCTCACCCGGCGTGGTGCGGGTCAGGGCAATCGAGCCTTGGGCAAAGCGCGACATGAGCCGGGATGCCGTGGCCGTCATGCGGGAATAGTCGAAGCCGGCCACGTCACACCACCAGCACAGCCGGGACGCCCGTGGGCACGAGGAACGGCGCAAGCAGCCCCTCAACTGTCGTCAGGACCGGCGTCAGGCTGGCAGCGGAGAACGCGGCGCCGGCTGCCTGATACTCGACCTCGACCGCGCCCTCGACCTTCTCACGCTTCACCCGCGTGGCTTCCGAACCGGACGCCGACAGCGATCCCGGGGCCGATGCCTCGGCATAGGCAGCGTGATAGCTCGCCTTGACGATGGCGTCGGGGATCACGTCGCTGCCGATCGCCGAGCCGTAGGCCGTGGCATCGGTGCGGGGCCATGCCCGTTCCTGCGCGATGCTGCCGGTCGGGGCACCGCTGAACCTGGTGCCGTAGGCTCCATCGATGTAGGCGGAGCCGCGCTCACGCAGGACGGCAGCGGACGGCGCGCCAACGGCCAGCGTGTAGCCGTTGGCCGCAAGCCAGTCGGTAAATCCCTGATCCGTCCCGTACCCGGCCATGGGTCAGGCCGCCAGCTTGGCGTCGATCAGCGCGCGCAGCTTGTCGGTCGCGATGTTCTTGGGGAACTCGATGCCCAGTTCGGCGGCCTGCTTCTTGAGATCGTCGCGCTCGGAAGGCGGATCGTTCGGCGCGGCGCCGCCCGGCTTGCCATCGGCGTCATGGTCCAGCGGATGGGGAGCGTCGGCAAAGGCGAGGAACGACAGCCGCTTGGCCTGCTTCAGGCCGGCGTCGGTCAGTTCCAGATCGCGGCTCTGGCCGGGCTTGATGAACGCCACGCCGGAGACGGTATGCACCCCCTGCGGAGCGGCAGACTTGTTGGTGATACGCATTGTCGGGTTTCCTTCGGTTGGCTGAAAGGGGGTGCATAGTGCGCACCCCCTCACTGTGCTGGCCTTACGGCGTCGGGGCGTCGACGATCTCGTCCAGATACGCCATGGCGCCGGGCAGGCGCACCTCGACGCCGCCGGTGCGGGCGATGACGCCCTGCTCGAAGCCCATGAGGGACTTCTGGCGGGGCTGCAGCACGCGCCGCGGCATGGGCAGATGGAAGCGGACCACTTCCGGGTCCCGGCGATAGGCGACCATGCGGCCGCCGCCGTCTGCCGAAGCCGTGGCCAGTTCGCGCAGGGGCTGGATGTCCAGCGCCTGGCCCGTGGTGGCGGTGTAGACGTTGTTGAGCCGCACATAGGCCATGAGCGTCAGCGTGCCGTCACCAGCTCCGAGACGACGCGTGGTCAGCAGGCGGAACGCCTCGGGCGGGAGCCGGAGGGTGTCCGCATACTCGACTTCCTCGGACTCGGTGCTCACGGTGGAAATCACCGTGTTGATGTCCTCGAGGATCTCGTCGTTGGTCTTGTGCTTCCAGAACATCGACGTACCGCCGCCGCCGTTCTCGCCGCCGGTCGCCCCGGCATCGGCACGCTGGACGCCGGTCTGGTTGACGAAGCCCTTCCAGTTCTTCTCGGCACTGCCCACCATGGCGATGGTGTTGAGCAGACGTTCGATGTTCTGGCTCGCCGCCATGGCCTTGGTGTCGGACAGCGGGATGCCATAGAGGGAGGCCTGGTTGACCTCCTCCATGTTCCATTCCCAGCCGGCGCCGATCATGGCGAAGTCGTGGGTGCCCTGGTCTCGGGTGGCATTCGAGAACGGCAGATCGTTGGCCGCACCCGAAATGAACTTGGCCTCGCCGGCGACGTCGACCGTGAAGAACATGGTGCCGATGGCCCATTCGTTCCCCTCGGTCACCACGGGGACGTGGGCCGCGTAGTTGAAGGTCGGATAGCGGCGCGTGTAGATGCGCTGCTCGATGTTGCGCCCCTGCCCTACGACAAAGGGATAGGCGGCCTGCGCATCCGCGAAAGGCCGCTGGATCATCTGGTTCATGATGGCTGGTCCTTTCGTGATCAGCGGTTCTTGAGGGAGATTTCGACGATGTCGCCGTCAGCCCCCGAGGTGTCGAACACGGCACCCGGAATGCGGATGTGCGTCGACGTCGAGGTGTAGCGGCCGTCCGTCGGGTCCCAGTACACATCGCCACCGTCGACGACCGTGTCGCCGGCCGTGACGTACATCTGGCCCTCGGTCAGGAAGGCACCGGCGAAATACTGCGGATAAAGGTCCGCGACGGCGCCGGAGGCAGCAGGCGGGACGGCCGGGTTGAGCACGGCAAGACCGATGAAGGTGGCATTGGCCGTGTAGGTCACGTCGACGTAGAACGTGTCGCCAACGGTCATCGTGCCGGCATTCGAGATCGTGAACGTCAGCCCGCCGCCGACGAACTCGGTCGCGACGTTGCCGTGCCCGACGAGAATGCCGTCCGGGTCGTAGACCGCGAATGCCGCCGTGGCGGCGGTGGCGAGCAGGATGATCCGGTAGCGCCCCTGCTTGGCGCCCGCCGCGATGGCAGGGGCGGCAGTGATCGTGCCCGTGCCGACATTGCCGGCGGCAGCGGATCCCGCGCCGGTCGCCGCGAAGGCCGCGCCGACGATGACGCCGTGGTCGCCCGAGCCGCGGAAAGCGGGCTGGCCGAACGCGATGCCGGCCGCCGACTCCACGGTGCGGCTGATCTTGTTGCACTTCTCCTCGTTGGCGATCTGGCCGGGGAGGCCCTTGGCCGGAGCCGTGCTGTAGGTGGTCTGGTAGGTAGCCATGTTCTGGCGCTCCCTCAGTTGGCCTTGGCCGGCTGGTGAGCGGACTGCATGTCCTTCACCATCGCGGCATAGGCATCGGTGACGGCCTTGTCGGCGTCGCCAGTGGACTGGATGCCGTCCTTGACGGCGGCGGCGAAGGGATCGGCGGCCTTCACGTCCTTGGCGAGGGCCTTGAACATGCCGGCGATCTCGGCCTCGGAAGCGTCCTTGACCATCTCATCGCCGAGCTTGGCAGCGACGGCGGCCTTGCGCAGGTCGGCGTCGGTCTTGCCGGCCACCTCGATCTTGGCGTCGATCGCCTTCACCGTGGTGACGAGCATGGCGCGATCGGCGACGAGCTTGTCGATATCGGCGGGCTTGGGGGCGGCGTCCTGGGCCTTCTTGAGGTCGGCCTTGAGGGTGCCGATTTCCTCGTCCTTCTTGGCGAGGTCGGCATCCTTGGCAGCGAGGGCCGCGGTGTGGGCGGTCTCGGTTTCGGATGCCTTCTTGGCTGCATCGGCAATGGCCTTCTGCAGCTTGTCGATGGCCTGGGCGCCCTGATCGGTGGTCTGCACCGACAGTCCGTCCACGACCACGGTACGAAGTGCGTCACTCATGGTGACAGTCTCCTTGTCAGTGGTTGGAATCGGGGCAGCGCCCCACTGCATCGCACCGTCGCCGATGCGGGTGTTCCCTGCGCGGGGGTTGTTGCCCGGCAGGTAGGCGACATGGTTGAAGCGAAGCGCCCCAGCCTGTCGAAACTGGTAGTGAGTGCCATCCGGGGCCGTGCCCTCGTCTCGGATGACTTCGACGGTGTAGCCAGCGGAGAGCCCGCGAGCGCCCGCCTCCACTTCCTTGACCGCCTCATGGTCCATGATCGCCATCGGGGCGACGACATGTTCGCCGTCACGCCGGATCACGCCGCCGACCTGCCCCTTGGCTAAATCCTTCCAGTTCTCGGCGGTGACCATGTCTTTGGGGTGCCCGCGCGTGACCGGTCGACCGGCCAGCGACAACATGCTGGCCTCATCGAACACCACGTCGGGATCGCGGTAGACGCCGAACATCTTGTTCGCGTCGTCGCCGGTTAGCCCGAGTTCGGAGCCGAGATACTGTTGCACGTTGCCCGCGCGCGAAACCCTAGCATCACCTACGAGATAGCCATCCCGCGTGAGGGTAAGGCCCGACGCGTCGAGCGTCAGGCTGTCCGTGATTTTCATGGTCAGTCCTTTGCGCCAGATGGCAGCAGGTTCATCACGTGCTCCAGTGCGACAGCCTTTCGGTGCCCATGGCGCAGTATGGCGCGCCGTGGCGCCCTATCGAGCGCGGCACGCCCGAATAGTGAACCGAACTGACGTGGTGACATAGCCTGAATGCCGCCCAACCACCGACGATGCTGAATGGCGATCATTCCTCACTCACCCCCGCCTTCCAGTCTTCGTTCAGTTCCTCGAAAATCTCGGGGCCGAACCGCAGTTCGCCGCGGTACGGCTCCACCTTGGAGAGATCGTCCGGGGCGCCCGTGTAGGACAGCGTCACGTGCGGCTGATACTCGTCGAAGTCGAAGCTGGCACCGTTGCGGATCATGTCCTCGTGCCGCCACGATAGTTCGGACGAGTTGAACAGCAGCACCGTGGCCGATGGTCCCAGCCTCTCAACCAGTCGCGCACCGCCGGGCTTGACCACAAGTTCGCCCTTGTTGTCGCCGCTCCACGTCTCGCCCATCTTCATCCAGTCGACCGGCTGGCGGCTGAACGTGATGGTGACGTGCATGTCGTCGGCCGGAAGCGTCGTGGTGAAGCCCTGCCCCTTGGCCCACGCAATCACGTCCTTGGCGTTCAGCAGGTTCCGGCGCACATACAGCGTTCGCGGCGCCGCGTCGGTCGCCTGCTGCTGCTTGCCGGCCGGGACGACAGCCGCCGCAACCTCGACCTCATCTTCTTCCTGCTCCGACAGTTTGCCGTACTCGTCGATGGCCGCCTCGAGGCCGCTGAGACTGCCATCCTCGACCAGCTCGTTGACCAAAGCATCGGACAGCGCTTCGATGGGCATCAGGGCCGGGGACGCACCGCCCGTGCCGGCAATGGTCCGCGCCGCGTCGGCCTTGGTCTTAAAGATGTCGGCGCGCTCTTTCTCGGACAGGCCCCACAGCGGCCGCCAGGTGAAGTGCACATCGGGGTCGCGCTTGCCCAGCGCCGAGCGGATGATGACTTCGTCCAGCCGGTGCATGGCCGGCGCCAGTTCGGTGCGCTGCCGGGCAGAGACGTTGTCGTAGTACGCCCGGAACTCGCCATCCGAGCCGGCATTGAGCCCGTGCGGCGCCTCGCCGAGCAGCCGGGTCACCGGAATGTCGGCGGCGCCGGACGCGATCTGCATGAACTGCCGCGTCAACTCGGGCAACTGCGCGAAGTTGATCTGCTTTTGCTCCCACTTCTCGCCATCCTCGGCGCCGTTGCCCTCGAGCAGGACCATGTTGAACATGGACTTGATGGTATTGGCGTAGGTGAAGCGGTCGGTCAGCGCCTTGGTCTCGGAAGCGCTCCGCAGGAAGCTGGACAGACGCGGGATGTAGATCACATCCGTCTTGGCTTCCGGGATCAGCGCGGCGACGTGCTGCTGCACCGAGGAGGCATTGAGCACCGAGTCGTAGACCACCTGCAGCACGCTGTCGCCCCATCCGGACACATCCTGGTAGCGCTCATCCAGAACGTCGGCTCCGATGAAGCGGATGATGCGGCTCGGGTGTACCCTGACCGTCGTGCCGGTCGCGCCCGTCACCTCGTAATACTCGGGCTGGCCGTAGAACTCGCTCGTCACATCGCGCACGAGGGGCCCGGCCATGATCTCGCTTCTGGCCAGTACGTTGAGATAGACCAGATCGCCCTTGCCGACGCTTTCGACGTCCAGCGGCTCGCTGGCCCGCCCATCCTTCATGCCGATGTAGATCGCGGCGCCGCCGAACAGCCGCGCCTTGCGCTGTGCCAGGTTGATCTTCGGCCACAGGTTGATCAGCGGGGACTTTTCGACATCCTCGATGGCTTCGATCTGGTCATCTTCGGCCTGCCAGTCGCGCCCCTCCCGGGTCATGTCGTTCGGGATGATGTCGACGATCTTGCGCGCCAGCCAGTCCGAGCGATGCATCGCATTGAGCTCGGCATCGGTCAGCGGCGTGAAGGCATAGGAGAGACTGGCGGTCTTGTCCTTCGACGTGCCGAGCCCGGTCACGAGAGAGCGGAGAGTATCGATGATCTGCATCAGTTCCCCACTACCTCAAGCATGCCGTACTGGAACGTCTCGTTGAGCGCATTGAATGCCCGGCTCGTGCTGTCCGCGTCGTCGTCATGGGTCGCGTCAGGGAAGCCCTCAAGCGCGGAAAACCACGCCTCATTCCATGCGCCGCGGAGCACCAGGACATTGCCCGCCTCTGCCTGCGCCGAGAACGGCGAGAACCGGGTCACCTTATCGCCCGACTCCGGCGATGACCGCGCGTTGAAGCCGGCCAGCATCCTGATCATGCTGGCGACCTGCGACTTGCCGGCCTGCCCCGGGTCCTGCGGCAGCGAGATCGCTACGTCCTTGCCGTCCTGCTCGGCCGTGTTCTTGACCAGCCGCTCGACGCCCGACGGCGAAAGCCGGTCCCGAACATGATGGGTGACGATGTATCCACCCGAGACCAGTTCGCCGATCTTCGTTCCCGCGGTCCAGTCGGGATCGTTGCCCTCAGTCTTCGGTGTTGCCGCCATGTCCCAGCCGCGCATCCACCTTTTGACCGGCGGGCAGGCGTCCACGATCTGGCACCAACCCCTCTGGAACAGCAGCCCTGCCGCCGGCCTGATCTTCCAGTTGCCACCCAGCAGCCGTTCCCGCTCGACCGTAGGCAGCGCCATCAGGTTGGCGAGATACCCCGGATCGGCCGCCATCAGCGCCGGGTTGTCGCTCAATTTCGCCGGAATGAACGTCACCGACTTGGGCGGGATCGGCGTCCCGTCCGGGGACTTGTACTGCTCCAGTTCTTCCGGGCTGTCCGCCCAGATGATCGTATCCCCGATGCGCACCATCCAGCGAAGCACGCCGGCGCGATCGGGAATTGCAAACCCGGTGTCCGGGTCGATCCACCAAGCGATGAATTCCGCCACCCAGCTATCGGCATCCGGGTTCGTCGTGGCCCTGATGTATGGGCGCACCCCGCTCATCGAGCGGTTGCGCGAAACCATGTACCAGAACTGCTTGGCGCTGAAGTGCGTCAGCTCGTCGAAGCCGAGATAGGCGACTTGCGAGCCCTGCCAGTTGAGGACCGTCTTGTCATGCTCGAGGTGAGCGAACGACATCGACGCCCCGGCAGGAAACTGCCACTCCAGCACATGCTCTTTCGGCTCAGCCCCGATCAGCGGGTAGAGCTTCATGCTTTCGTCCCAAAGCCCGCCCTCGTTGCGGACCTGAACCGTCGTGCGGCGGAAGATCACCCCGCCGAACTGCGGATTATGTGAGTGTCGCAGCGGCTCCAGCAGAAGCGCCCAACTCTTGCCACCACCCGCTGCTCCGCCGAGAATGGCGATGTCGGCCGGCGATGCCAGGAACATCGTCTGCGGCCCGGGCTGCGGCCGGATGATCGTTGGGGCGCCCTGCCCCTGCTCAATCTCTCCCATTGTCGGGCAACTGGAAGATCGTCACCGGTACTGTTGCTGCCGGCAAGTCCTTTCCGTCCTTCCCGGTGATCTCCTGCCGCTCGCGCCAGTCATCCGACGCCATGTTCTTGAGCCCGAAGATGACCGCTGTAGCCGCACCCGGCCCGCCGCCGGCGATGGCGATCTGGCGAAGCTGCTTCTCCCACCAGGCCGCGCATTTGGCCTTGCCGACCTTTAGGGCTTCCGAAAATGCCTCGTGATCCTCGGCCCACTTGTTGATCGATGACCGCGCCACACCGATCTCGGCGGCGAATGACGCAATGGATGCACCGTCCTGCATGTGCCCAACGATACGCTGGCAATAGGCCGGATCGTACTTCGTCGGGCGCCCTGCCTTGCTGGCTTTCTTGGTCGCCATCTGTTCTACCTCGCCAGAGCTTTCGCCCGTCGCCGCGCCTTGCGGTTGCCGCGCGGCTCGATCGGGTTCATCACGGCCGGCACGTCCGGCAGCACGGCATGGAACGGCGCCGGCATAGCGAGAGCAATCGCCATCACGAGAGCAGCGAGCATTTGGCGGCACCGGCGATTTGGTTGCGGGGGACGGACTTGAACCGCCGGCCTCCGGGATATGAGCCCGGCGCGCTGCCTCTGCGCTACCCCGCGGAAAAATGAAAGCCCCGTCCGGCGATGGCTACCGGGCGGGGCACGCGGCCGTTGGATGGCGCCGGCCGAAACTCAGGGCGCAGAAAGGAATTGCCAAGCTGCAAGGGGCTGGCAGGGGTCCGCCGGGCATGGCCACGGAACGCCGACTAGGGCACGCGGAATCGTCCTGCCACCATGAGTACAAAACGTGAACTGATTTGGCAAGCCCATTTCTGCGCTAGGCCGCCCGCGACCGTTCTGCCGGCCGCAGTTCCTCGACGGGATCGGTGAATACCACCTTCGTCTCCCGGCCGAAGATCGTGACCGTCGCCTCGACCTCACCGTTGCGGCGTAGATGCTCGACCGTGGCAAAGAACGCTTCGAACGGGCCGTGTGCCACCAGCACATGGTCGCCGCGCTTGAACATGGTGCTGAGCCGGTTGCGCTTGTTGCGCTCGAGCTCGGGCCGGCCGAACTCACGATGCCGCTGCCGGCGGATGAAATCCACCACGGGCTTTTCGGGGATACGCATCGGAACCCACTCGCCGCGGCTGTCCATGACCCGCAGGAAGTCCTTGACGCCCTCACAGGCGCGAAGATTGCCGAACGGCACCCGGCCGGCGCCGTCCAGCATGGCCTCGGGGATGCGGATGAACAGGTAGCCGACCAGCAGCGGCCGGAACTGCACGGCCTCGGTGTGCAGGCGCCGATTGCGCACCACGGTGGCCCGCTTGGGGACGTAAACGCGCACCCCGATCCGGCGCAGGTTGCCCGCTGCCTTGTTCTCGCAGTTCGGGTTCGTCTGGATGATGTACCACATTGCCGCTGTTTCCATTTGGTTCGTTTCGTCGTCTGCGTCCGTCGTCATCACTGGACGTTGTGATGCCCCACCAACTCCCCCGGCGCCGGGATGCGCGCATGGAAGAAGGCCAGCACGTCCGGGAACTCCCACAGGATATCGGCGTGGCCGCTGGCGATGACCGCCGACACCACCTTGCGGAGCAGCTTCGCCGGGTCGACGTCGACTTGACCGTCAACGCCGAACGGGGCGCCGTCGACGAATTGCGGGACGCTGGCCGCCATCATGCGATCGATCGCGCCGACCGATGCGGCACTCGGCTGCTCCGGCTGAGGGTCGGCCGCCAGCAAGTGAGTGTTCTTGTGCGCCAGCTTCGACCGCACCCCTTTGCCGAGCGTCGTGATAGCCGCGGCCATTTCCTGGCATGACGGAAGTGGATCGATGTCGAACAGGATCGCCGCGTCGCGGATCAACTCGCCCGTCGTCGCATACTTTCCGGTCTTGACGCCGTAGGCCCCGACATATGCCTCAAGTTGCGCTCCACCTGCCTCTGACTTCCATGGTTTCATGGCCATTCTGATAATCCTCGTTGTTCACTGTTGTCGTTTGGGGCACTGCTCTACCCGTTCGTCTTGGGATAGGACCTTGAGCGAGGGTTCAGGAGACACACTACGCCCAGTCTCCTGAGCGCAGTGCGTGACAGGACCTCTCGGTCGGGACTATCGACGTCAGTCGGATACCGTTTGTCCTTGCTTAAGGGCGCGTAGCGGCGGGCTTTGACTACGCATGAACGGTGCTCGCAGGCCGAAGCCTCCCAGCGGCACTCGCAACCAGCCATCCGACCGACAGGGTTGCGCGTCCCCGGTAATTTCTCCGGGATCAAGTGCGGGAACGGGTAAAGCAGTGCCCCTCTTGCTGCGTCCGGCCGCGGTCTATGATCCCGCATTCTGGCCATGTCACCCCTTGCGAGGGCTTCGACTCTTTTGAGCAGCTATGGCCGATCCTTTGAGGCGATCGGTTTGGCGGCGTTCCGTTCCGCCATGCCTTTCGGCTTCCTCGTGGCATTTGAGCCTGCCACGCCCCGGAGGGTTCGGGTCCGCTATGGCCTGCCGGGCAACGCTTTCGCGCGACCGGCAATCGCTGCGGGCGAAGGGTGGCGTCACCTCATGCCGCCCTCCGCATCAGATCCGTCACCATCACAGCCACGCCCAATTCTTGCGACGATCATCCTCGGACAGCCGCGCGTTCCACTGCCGACTGCCCCGGATAAACGTCCCATGCTTCAGCTTGTCGCGATGGTTCTCAGATCGCGTCGCCCATCGCAGGTGGCTCGGGTTAACGCATCCGAGATGGCCATTGCCGCACGAGTGGGCGACCTCATGGGCTTCGGTTGGGGCTGGCCCGTGAGTGGCTTCGCATACGAGCTTGTGGGCAAGGACGCCCCTGCCTATGCGAGCATATCCGTACCGGTCCCGGGTAAATGGCCAGGCGAGGCACTCGACGCCTTGGAATGGTATCGCGACACTATCAAGCCACGACTTGGCCTCACCTTGCCCCGTCTCGCGGCCGCCCAGCGGGTCACCATGTCGGTGCCAACGGTGATAGTGAGAGACGCATAGCCCCCTCCGCTTGACGAACACCGGTTTGTCGCAGCCGTCGACCCGACACCTTTCTGCACTCATGCGACTTTCCTCATCATTTGCGTCACCAAGCGCTGCACGGCGAAAATGCCGGCTGCCTGGTGCAGATCGTTCACGTCGCCGGGCTCTGCCGGCATGATGTAGGGACGGCCGGATTTGCGGGCGTAGTGTTCGCCCGTGCCGATCCCGCCGAACTGAGGCTGAGGCTTGTCGTGGTCAGCCGCGACGTAGCAATGGCCACGGATTGAAGCCGCCACGGTGGCGATGTTGGCGGCCGAAAAGCACATCAGAACGGTGTCGCGCCGGTTGAGGCCGCGGAGCGCCGCACGCAATGACAGGGACGTGGCGTAGCCTTCGCACAGCCATGTATCGCGCCCCGTGGCGACCCGGTGGGTTGCGCCACGCATGGCGCCGCCGAAGAGAAATTGCTTCGTTCCGTCTTCCCAGATCAGTTGCGCGCTGGTGATGTTCTGGC